TTACCGGGTTCGCTCCCTTTTTTTGTATTCGCCAAGGGACTTGCGGGAAAAGGGCGGAATATCCGGAGAGTCGGGAATCAGGCCGGTATTGTTGTTTGAAAACCGGTTTTCATATTCCCGATGATACGGGAATTCCGGATATTCGATGAAATTGACGGCTTCGTGCGTGTTGTAGCACTCGGCTTTTGCCTTGCTGAATAAAAACAATCTTCTTTTTACGGCTTTCCGGCTGACCATATCGTCCTTTAAATCCTTTAACTCAAAGTAGGAAATCATGAATACTTTTTTCCAGATATTGCGTATTTCGGCAAAGTGCTGTCCCAAATCTCGGATCCGCTTGTCGATGTTTGAGGTGTGCTGAACGCCCGCCCAAATGTCTAAAGGAATGATCGTGCCGTCTTCGTCCTTTCTGACGTCGTGCCTGTGGGCGGAAAATTTCTGCTTTGCGCTCGGGGGCATTTCCTGCCATTCGCGGGAATCGAAATAGCCTTGTGCTTCGTCAATGAATATCTGTCCGCCCTTGATGTGCAGAAGTTCGGCGATCTCCGACCAGAAATAGACTTGTCCGAATTTGTCCGTGTTCAGTTTCTTCTTTTCGATGTAGGTGTTAAAATCAAGTTTCCAATTGGCGTAAACGTCATAGCCCCGCTTTAACATCTCAAAGGCCTGGTATGTCAGAAATAAAGTTTTGCCCGCTCCCGGCTTGCCGGTTATTATAGTTATCATCCTCGGAAAAATACCGCCACTTTGATGACCAGAGTAATCAGGAAGATCGTGGCTTCAACAAAAATGGCAAGCATTAATATTTTAAACAAAGTCAAGATCGGAAAGATCAGATCGATGTTGTAGAAAGAGGGCTTGACCGTTTCAATCGCGCTTGCGACCATAGCCAGCACGTTATTTTCCGGATCGGCGTCCGGCAGAAGCGAGAAAATGGCAATCAAGATTTTTTCGATAAAATTTAGCATAAATTTATTCGTCGCTTTCAAACATCTTGGCGACTCTTAGGAATACATAAACGGCGAAGCCGATCCAGAGAAAAGCGATTATGTACGGCCTCATGCCCTGGGCGAACGACTTGACGGACGGATCGGAGCCTTTTAAGATCGGGACTTCCAGATCATACTGGCCGTCATCCGACATGGCCACAAAACTGACATCCAATGCCTCGGCCGATTCAGGCGTTCCGGTCGCTGAAAAAAGATTGTAAAAGCTGTCATAAAATCCGAAGAAATAATTGAAGATTATTTTCTGCCTTAGCTTTTCCACCAGGCGGGGAAAGAAGAACTTGTAATCGTCCGGATTATGCGTGAAATCCAGATCGGAAACGTAAATCCCGAACGGAAACTGCCGGGAAAGTTCGGAACCGTTGAATAGCTGGACGACGTAATGCAGGGGCGAAGTCGAAGCCGTGAAATTAACAATGTAATTATTGGTATCGGTCATATTAATCAGCGTTTCATCGTGGTAATCGGCGTTAAGCAGATTGCCGTTTTGATCATATTGCCTAATGTGGAATGTTACGTTCGGCGATAACGGCATTGGATAAACGAACTTGAAAGAAATATCAACGTTCGTGCTTCCGATCGGTAGGGTCAGCGCGTCCACAAATGCCGGGGAATTGATGACAATATCGAAATCGTCGTAATAGTCATAATTGAAATACCAATCGTCCGGGTATCCTTCGATCACTTCGATCCCGTCAATATCCACCACGTCCATTAAAAGGTCGTAATTGACGCAATCCGTGGCCACGCTGTCAATGTCCACCGCTACGATCCAGTCCGATAAGCCGTCATAGTAAATCTCGCCCGCGAACGTATGGTCAACACAGTCCAAGGTATAATCAAGACCTGAAAAATCCGAACAATCGTTGGTTAAAGCGATCCGATTTGCGCCGTTCGTGATACATGTTCCGCTTACCTGAACCGTCGTGTCTTTAATTTTCATCGAACCGGTCAATGGATCAGTAATTTCGAACGTCCATGACGGTCTGCCTGAATACGTCCGAAAAGCCATATCGTAAGGGCTTTCCACAAAGCCTTCGGTTGTTGAATAGTAGTAATAACCGGCACTGGCGCGGTAGTCTGAGTATGTGGCGTGGGCGTATCTTTCGCCATCAGTCCGGTCGCCGGAGTATAGGCGGAAATGGTGATAGGCGCTCGGGGTAATGCTTACGGTTTCCGGAAACAGGAAGTCGTACCAAACATAGCCGGTATTAAGAATTTCCTGGCAGTCCGACAAGGACATTTCCGCCGTCGCCACGAGAATATCGGTTTCGTCCGGGTGGCCTTTGAACAGGCTAAGCGCCAGATCGTAAGTCGGCGAAGACGGACAGCCGTTATCCACTTTCATATATACTTCGATTCCGTCGATGATATTCTGGGTCGAAGCGGTGCGGAATTCTTGACCGAAAAACTGTTTGCTCGCGGAAGTATCACCGCCCCAGGATATTTCGTAAGGCGGGGGCCAATTGGCCGTATCTGTTATTATGGGGACTGAAATACTGTATTCCTTGGCAAATACTGTTTTGATTCCGAACAGCCCGAATAGCAGGATAATTGTAGTCAAATATTTTTTCATATTGATTTTAGAATTAAGAAAGGAGCCGGAGCCGAATTAGCCCCGGCCCCTTTCCGCGCCTATTTCATGAATCTGCGGGCCAGCTTCCAAACGAAACCGATTGAGAAGATGATCACGCCGACGATCACGATATTCGCGATGTTGGCGGTGATTACGCCGGTTACGTTCTCTTTCATGGTGTCAACAACCATTCCCGTGGTGGAAGACACTGACGGATCGACCGCGGCCAATGCGGAACCTCCGAAAGAGAGCAGACCGCCGACGAGAGCCAGGACAAAGGCGAGAACCGCCGTTTTTCCCTTGGACAATGCGCTTGTCATTTTGTTAATCATAAGTTTTTACCTGTTAATTTTATTGACGAATAACAGCAGTACGCCGACCACTGTCCCGATCACGATCCCCAAAGTGAAAGCCCTTTCGAACACTTCGGCGATTAAAGCGAAGTTGTCGAGATAACAGGAGCTAGCGAGGGTTATGAATTCAGAACACATACTACTTGCCCGAGATAAACGTCAAAAAAATGCTTATGATGATTAAGAGCGCGAGCGGGAGAACGAGGGAAAGGCCAAAGCCCAGGAATAAATTGTTTACCATGCCGGCCATATCATTTCTTAAAAATAATTATGACGATCAATATCGAAATGAGTCCGGACAGAATAGCGAATGATACCGTGAGCAATTGGCTGAAAAAATTGATTAAATCCAATGCCTCATCGGTAAGAACTAATGTTCCGTGGTTTTCGATAAGAAAATCCATATTTATTTTTTGTTAGGAATGTAGATGTCGAGAAAGGCTTTTTTGCGCTTGCCGTCTTGGATGACGTAAGGGAAAGCTTCAACTTCGAGCGTTACCGTGTCGCCCTGCTTGCCGATTTTAGTTTCCAGATCGGAGCAATTGACCTTGATCGGATAAACGCTTCCCGCCGGTTCGACGTAGAGAGTCCGGCTTTTGCCGGGCGTGCCGTCCTTGCGGGTAAATTCCCTTATTTCCTCTTTTTTGAGCGTGCCTGTGATCTTGAACATTTGTTTTTTTGACTGATGAATTAATTTTTCCACAATCGACCTTTATTTTGCGGATTATGTCTTCATCATATAAAAACGGGTTTGACAAAAGTTTATGTAAAGATTTATGTCAAACAAAAAAAGCCCCGAATATTCGAGGCTTTATTGAGACGATTTATGTCAAAACGGCTTACAGATAGATTTTATTCAATTTTACTTTTCCGGTTTTGCCGGTGTTGTAGATCAGAAAATTCGTTACTTTGTTATTGGTCTGCTCCATGACTTTCTTGTTTATATACCGGCAGGCGATGTGGTAAGTTTCCCAGGCTTTCTGATTGCTCTTGTATTCCGTATCCTGAAATTCGTCTTCGGCTATTTCCGAATAGAAAAAATCGTCTTCCAGGTTTTTCTTGTTGTCGATGAAGATGTATTTTAGTATCTTGTGGGCGTTCGTGATCTTGTCCTGGATATTGATCAAAACCTTTTGCCCCTTTATATACAAAATGCTCCGCTTCTGGTCGAAGTATGTTTTGCCCTCGAGTTCGTGGCCATTGACGAACCCCTCTTGATCGAGCCGTTCAAAGACGTTGCTGTTCACGATCTTAACGGATAATTCAAGCATTTCGCCGGAATACGGCTTTGAAAACAGATTGCATAAATCCCTGACTTCCTGCCGGTTGCAGGTCGGCTCTTGCTTCAGTTTTTTCATCCGGTCGTGGATTTTTTGCAAGTTAGAAAAGTAAAGCCAGAATTCGTTTGTGAACAGCGCTTCTCCGCTAACGTTGATGAATTCCTTTTCGTCTGTTACACCCTTGCACAATTCGCCCATGGTGGCCGTGGTTTCGTCAAAAATGCCCTGCAGGATGTTTTTTGCCAGCGGATCAGTATTGAGCAGGCGGATATACTTGTAAATGATTACAAGTTTCTGGAATATCCCGGTTTCGGCGCACAAAAGTCCGGTCAATTCGAGTATCTTTTCTTTTAATCTCTGGACTGGCATTTTGATTTAAAAAAACCCGGGCAATAAACCCGAGCTTAATATATAACTTTGTTGACAATAAAACCGGCTCTTACTCCAATGATTTTAAGTTTTCGGTATTGAATAAACATGTAATTTTATTTTTGTTTTTATTAAACAAATTGATTTCATAGGTAGCTTTATTTGACAT